CAGCGCCTGTCTCGCAGTTCTCTAGGTGGCTGGTTTTATTGATGTGTCCTTCACCACGCACTTCTTCTGCCCAGCCTGTAGCAATGAGCACGTCATTTTCGTAAAGCGACGCTGAGAACACGCACTTGTCTGCAAGGTAGTGCACTAGGTCGGTGATGACTTTGGGTTGTACGCCTCGCATGAGACAACTACTGAGCCATCTGTCAAGCCTGTGGGCTACTGGCTCGTAATCGGAAAGGTCAAACGGCATTGGAGTAAAGCCTTTCTAAACGGTCACATTCTTTTTCTAGTGTCCTGATGGTTTGGGTCATGCGTTGCGCTGCGTGTTCCAGTTTTGCGACTGTTTCTTTGCAGGCTGTGATGTTGTCAAGCAGTTCGCATTGGCGACAGTCTCGACTAGGGAATCCGGGCTTTTCTTTGCCTAGATAGCAGTCTTCATGGTGATAGTTAGTTGCCATTAGATGAGACCTTTTGCGTGAAGGTCTGATGCTTGCTTTGCAGCGTCCAGAATCATCTGGGCAAGTGCGTTCGGGTCGTCCTTCTTAGCAATTGACAGTTTGCCAATGGCATACTCCACGGCTTCACGCTCTTGAAAGCGCATCTGCATTTCTAACTTGACGGCCAAGTGACCCAAGATTTCCATTGCTTCTGAATGTGTCATAGTTTCCCTCTTTGACTAATGCGCTATTTGCAGCGCCTCTTCTTTATAACAACTGGGTGGTTGGACTTGCAAAGTTGGTCGTTCAAACCATTGCAGTTATGGCGAATTGCGCCCCAGCCGTAAAGTCCAGCCGGGCCTCTTCGCTGACCATTCTCAGTGTGACCATAGAAAGCAATTCTGTCAACGCCTCGAGCCTGAGCGCCAAAAGACAGTTTGTGCACTTTGCGCGCTGGCGTGTCGTTCCAAAAATCCCACGTTTTTTTGTAAATCCCAAAATAGGAAACATAACTTGAGTGGGGGTTCAATGGGTACATTCGGGCAGTTGAATTGGCAGTCTCGCAACGTGCTAAATCCAAATACCATTCTTTCCCCATGGGGTGGTTCCAGTCTTCTTTAGCAGCTGCTGGTGCTGGTGCGAGTAGGGCAGTGAAAAGCGTGAACGCCATGATGAACTTTGTCAATCCTCAAAAACTTCTGTTGGCAATCCCCAAGTTCCCCAACTGTCTTGCCGGGTGGCCACGGAGGCCTGAACTATCAGATTTGTCTCAGGGTCTATAAACACCTGAACGAGTAATGTCCTGTCTTTGGACACTAACGGAAGATAGGTGAGGATTGTTGGCTTTTCGCTCATGCGTCGTACCATTCCTCGGTCATCATTTGTTTCACTTGGTCTGGGGTCAGTAAAAACCCTCTGCTGGGGTGGTCTGAACCCTTAGCAAAATCCCATTTCTCAATGTGGCCTTTGTTTAGTCGAAGATACTTTTTGAGTCGTGCCACGCTGACCAGTGAGAAAGCACCGGGGGCGTATCGGTAGGCCCACCATTCTGCTTTTGTGACGTTGATACCTGATTGACACCATTCGCCGTGGTCGTTCATGCATTGGGTTTCAATGGTCATTTTGCCGTTTCGGTATCGGTCTGCTTTGACTTCTACTTTTGACCCTTGGACAGAGTTGAAGAAAGCGACCAGTTCGGCTTCTGCTCCTTGGCCGTATGCCAAGTCAACTTTGAAGTCAAATTGTGGGTTGTACCCTGTTTGCGTTTTAGTCATGACTTTGTCCTGTGCAATTTATGCCAATAGGCATTGGCTTTTTTGCATTGTTCGCATGGTGTTTCTTTGTGACGCAAATGTCGTTTGTATGCAGAGCGTGTGCCACATTGGGCAGTAATTGGTTTATTTGGCATCAGAAATTTTGTCAATAAACAAACAAGCAGCATGCAAAGACGTCAACGTTTTTTCGTGATAAACGCCTGCGCTGGTTCTGCCATAGCGAACAAGGAAGTTGCGTGAATTGCCGTCACGATAAATGGTGAAGTTTCGGTAGTAGTAGCTGCCGTATTCGTTGCGTGTTGGTTTTGTGTGTGTTTCCATGTGTGTAACTGTAACCACATCTAACCACAATTGCAAGTATTGAGAATGCGACCCTAGGCGTAGGAGGGAAACACGCCACGCCTAGAGCCTGTCAGAGTTGGCTATGCCTTGTCTGAGTTGGGTTTTGGCAACGCTCGCCATGCTGCTTCAAGGGCTTTTGCGTCTTTTGCCAAGTTCATTTCAAGTTCGAAGTGGAGCCATGCGCCCCCAATTGAACCTGCGTTGTCTGTCGCTGTAAAGATTTTGACGCCTTTGGTTCCTTCGCCTCTAGAACAGCGATAACCACGGCCGTAGTCCCCAAATGCGTAATCGTGTAGTTCGCACAGTCCTAGGGCTTCTGAGTGCTCAATCAGCCAATCCCATAGTTCTTTAGCCTGTGCCCTGCCTGCTCTGGTCTTGGGATAGCCCACGTCGCCAGCCACACCGAGAGCGTGGGTGCTGAGGGTTTTGCCTCCTCGAATGTTGCGCACTACCCATGTGCCCAGATTGGTAAATGATGGGTAGCGCCGTAAGCAGAGCTGCATAAACTTTTCTGTGCCTGGCAGTTTGCCTTTGCCTGGTTCGGTCACTGGGTAGTAGGGGTATTTACGAGGCACTTGGTGGGTCTTTCGGTTTGTCTTTGAGGCCGTTGCCTGCGAGTACACCGATGAGGCCACCGGCGAGGGTCATAAGCATTGGACTCAATACACCCCAAGCCTCTGCGTCATTGGGTGCTTGCTCAATAGGCTGCGTAATAAATAGCAATCCGAATATAAGTGAGGCGATAGCCATCACAAATGAAACTGTGAGGCCGACAGCCACAAACAGAATGATTCGTGCTTTGATTTCCTCGTTGGTCATTCTTTCTTTAGGCACAGCGTCCACCTCCGATTTGTGTTTGTGTTCCGATGGTTTCGGGTGCTTTGTTTTTGATGCGTTCGCAGTTGACTCTTGTACGGTCTGAGCAACTACTCAACGTCAATGAGAACAGAAGGCTCAGGCAAATTAGCGATTTCTTCATCGGTGAGTTCTCTTTCTATGGTTTCGCCTGTGAGGGCATCGTGGAATGTTCCTGTTGGTTTTGACATTGCTATTGAATCCTGTATCCGTAGACCGTTGCGTTGATGTTGCTATAAGTCGATGCGTTTGTAATTGAAATGCCTGTAAAACTTGATGCTGTGTTGTGATAACCACCCGATAAAAGTCCACCACCACCACCTGCTGTTCTGCTATCTGAACCTTGTGATTGATACCCTGTTGCCTGTGCCATAAATGGGTTATAGATGTCGATTGAACCTGCTGCTGCTGTTGCGCCATTGGGAATGACGGCAATGTTCCAGAGTGTTCCGTTTGCTGTTGCTGCAACTGACGCTGCGCCAGTTCCGTAGTCCCATTCTTGTCTGATGTTGTAGTAGGTGGTGTTGTTTGATGCACCACCGACTCTTAGTTGAATTGCTAAACCTGCTAATCCAGCAAGCCTTACATCGTCAAGGACGATTCGGTAGTTTCGGTATGTTGCGCTGAAAATGTTATCAATGTTGAGCACTCCACCTGATGTTGCGTTTGCGCTTGTGATGTACACCAGCCCTGAGTTGGCTAGGTAGGTGTTTGTGTCGCTTGCTGTGAGCACCTCACCAGTAGTAAAAGTCTTTATAGCCATAATTAGTATGCCAATCTGTTTGAGTCAAGTTTACCGAAAGTCGTGTTATCAAGTATCAAGTAAGAGTTTAGGTCAGCCCCCGACACAAAGAACGTGTAAGTAGCGCCAGCAGGAGTAGCAGACACCCTCACACCCTCAACCAAACACTGATAAGTAGTGCCACGAAAAGTAACGGCCACCTGAGTACCGGCACAAGTCGTAAGGTCAGTATTCCAACCCACAAAATCCAGATAATTTTGCGCCTGAGCCTCGGCTGAACAAGTAAAAGAACTGATAGCAAAACGAGCTGTGCCGTAGTTAGCGAGCAGATAGTTAGCAAAGTCTGTGGCTTGGCTCGTACTGGCGTTCAGCGTGTTTGTTTGATACGCCCGATACGGCGTGGTAGCGCCAGCCTGAGTAACTGTGGCTGCGCTAAAACCCTCTGGTGTCACCGTCACCTGTGTGTAGTAGTTGTCGGCAAGGCTGTCAAAACTGATTTGGTTGTATTTTTGTATGTTGCCAACATTGCTTACATCGCTAAAACTTGGTGGGTTGAGAGCCTTAGTGGCAAAAGGGCTAACAATGATGGCGTTGTTGCCTAACTCCCACAGACGTGCGTTGAGCGTTTGACATACTCGAGCGACCCAATCGCCCCAAGTGCCACTAACAGTTGTTGCACCTAAATTGCCGTTGAATACCGGGGTCGGGTCAACAGTGCTGAGAGGTTGAACCTGCAAAGTCAAACCTGTCTGGGCGTTTGATGAAGCCACCTGTGTGTTGATGTTGCCTGCAGCCATTGCGTAACTGTTGCCCTGCATACGGCCAAAACGAGCAAACGAACCCTCAGCCTGAATAGTCAGGAAGTCAGCCTGCCCTACGCCACCTGCATAGGGAATGCCGTACTGAGCACCAACGTCAGAGATGAAGCCAGTCCAAATAAGTTTGGTGGTTATTGACGGCGTGACGTTTCTAATTCGCAACTGCGTCCCTGAAACCAGAGCCGTAATAGGTGAGGCGTAGCCAGTGGGGTAACGCATTTCAACAGTGGCTGTGCCTGTTTTGATTTGGTCTAACTGTGAGATACGGCCAGCATTGAAACTGATGTTTTGCACATTGGTTAGTGCTGTCCAAGTAGAACCATTAGTCGAGTACGACACCTCATAAATCTGCAAAGCCATGGCTAGTAGATGTTGCTCACACGAATAGGAACAGAACCGTTTTGCCTCATGTAGGTACGCAAAGCATTGACCACGGATTGAGGGTCGCCACCATTCACCTGGATTGTCACGTTGGTGTCACCCATACCAGCGCCAGCATTACGGCCAGTCAAAGGAATCACAGCCTCAGGGCCACGCTCACCAATCATCGCTAGCGTCGGGCCAGTGACGATGCCACCGTCAGCCAACATAGGAATGTTTGGAACATCGAAGCCTTTGCCACCGAGACCCGGCACCCACGAGGGAACTTTGAAAGACACTTTACCAAATGTGTTATTCCACAGCGACGCTAAACCATTGAACACAGTTTTGAATACGGTTGCTAAAACATTGAATTGAAACTTGATTACATCTACCCATAAACCAATGGCGTCACCAAGAGTTCTAAACACTGACTGTACACCGTTTCGGAACCATTCAAATTTGTTGTAAGCAAGAATTAGACCAGCAATAATTGCTGTGAAAACAATAAGTCCAGACGCCACTTGGACAGCAGTGAAGGACGCTGCAAGTGCTGTATTGAGTGCCGTAGTGATTCCTGTGATTACCGACCAAGCAGTCATTGCGCCATTGGCAACAAGAATTGCAGCTGCTAAACCACCAATAGCGCCAGCAACAGTTACAAACACTGTGCTGTTTTTTTCTGCCCAATTGCCCATGGCCTGAAGACCAGGCAACAACTTTTCTACGATTGGAAGTAGTAACGCACCAATAGATTCTTTGGTTTCGTCAAACTGAACTTTCAACCTTGCAAACTTGCCTGCAGCCGTATTTGCAGCAGTTGACGCAGCGCCACCAGTGGTCTGTCCGATTGCATACATGACGTCTTCAAACGATGCGCCGTCCTTTATCATCTGACGGTATTCGGGTGCAAGTTTTGCTAGGGCTGTGAGGTTGCCACCATAGGCTTTTTCCAATGCTTTTGTGACGGTTTGTAGTGGCACACCCTTTTGGGCTGCCAAATCCATAGCAGCCGTCGCTAATTTTTGCGCTTCCGTGACTGAGCCCGTAGCCCTGACCAAACCAGCCAGCGCCGGACGAAGTTCATCATCGGTAATTCCAAGCAGTTTGCCTTGTGTAGAAATCCAGTCTTCAACGCTAGAAATCTGTAAATCATTAGCGCCAGTGGTCACCCTTAGTTGACGTGCCAGTTCTTCTTGGGCTGCAGCATCTTCCATAGCGCCCTTAGTCGCCACAACCAATGCAGCCCCGATACCAGCCAATGCTGCTGCTGCAGGGACGGCTGCTTTCTTGATAGCAAACTGGGCTTTCTTTCCAGCGCCTTCAAGGTTCTTGAATTCGTTGATGGCCTTGGATACGCCTCCACCGTCAAAGGTAGAGATGATGGGAATTGCAAGAGCCATTAGTTCAGTTCTTTCTGGACACGCTGAATGGCATCCATTGAGAGGCGTTGTAAGCCTCTTTCAATGTCGCCACGCTTCCTATAGACAGCAGGCCCAAGAACTCTTGTCTGGTTGGGTCTGAGTGGGCCTAGAGAGTCTCCTAGGGTGTTGGGGTTGCTACGCCCTGCAGCCTCAAACACGGCAGCGCCCACGTTTGTTTGTGTGATGTAAAGCAGGCTGACGGCTTCCCTTGCAGCGTCCACTTTCAACTTGACTCCAGACTGTGCCTTAGCGACAGAGAACGGAAAGATTTTGCGTCCTGATTTGTCTGTCCAGTTGCGAGCCATGCCCGACAAAGGAATCTTGGCATAGCCCTTTTGGGCTTCCTGAATAGCAGGAGCTGCAATTTCATTGGCCTTCTTGGTGAACTCTTTACGAAGACCCGGTTCAACTTTGTTCAAAGAACGGATGGCATCTTTCAACCCTGCTATCTCTATGGAGGCTGATGCTGTCATTTCCGTTGTGCTTTCTGCTGGTTGTTCAGAATCTCAATGACCGTGGTTAGGTCGTCCATCTCGAATTCTATTTGTGGGGGGTAAAACCCTGTCGCAACAAGTACTTCTGCTAAGGCTCTTCGGTAACTGTTGCTTCGGTGGCTTTTGGGTCTTCTTGACCAACTACTTCAACGGCATTGACTTTCTTGATGTATTCGTCAAATGAAACTGGCACTGGAATGTTTTGCTGTTTGCAACATTCATACGCCATGAACGCAAGGTCTTCGATGCCGATGCCGTTAGCGAGCGTTGATGCTTTTTGTTTGAACTTGCGTTCCCAAGCGACAATGACGAAAAGATTGGTTTCTAGTTCGTATGGTTCGCCTTCGTTGGGCGTGATGCGTAGTTGGATTTTCATGTTTCCCTCTGTCCTTAGTTACGGTGCTGTAATGTCTCGTACCCATGTGCCACCAGTAAAGGAGGCCGTGACGGTTGCAAGTTCGCCAACTGTTGAGTTGATTGGTGTGAAGTTTTCCAGCATTGCGTTTGTGATGACGTATTCAGGGTTAGACGCTGATTCTGTCGTTCCAGATGGGCTAATTGTCAAAACTGTGGAGCCTTGGCCGACCATGGCTGCAAGTGCTGCTTCAACTTCGCCAGCACCGTATGAAAGAAAGAAGTCAATAGAGACCTCAACGCTCTGAAGGCCACCAACAAAACGATGACCAGTGTCACCGAATGCTGTGGATTCGAGCGAGTCCTGACCAATTGTGATGGTGCAAGCGTTTGCTTGGTCACTCAAATCGTATGAAGTTGCGCCCTGCGTGATGTTGATTGTTGCATTGCTAAGGAATGTTGATGTTGCCATTTCTGACCTTTCTAGTTTCGTTTGACTGCGATAGCCACAGTCAAATCGTATGTTGGGATGTCTTGCCCACCGTAAGAAGCGTTGCCCGGTCGGGCGTCAACTACGGCAATGGAAGAGTTCATAATTGTGTCAACCGTTGTCATCAGGTAGTCACCTGAATCTTGGTTGCCAGGAGGAGCTGCAAGGATGCGAACTGGAATGCGAAAGTCGCCTACATTGTAAGTCCATGACGTCATTACTGGTAATTCGATAAAGACGGACATTGGTCGTGCGTTGCGTGGGTCTGTAACTGGTTTCAAACCCAACGCTGTGAGTGCTGTTTTGATTGCGTTCACTGCGTCAACAAGGATTCCAGATGCTGCCATTACGCCACCTGTGGACGGCCACAACCAATGAGAGACATGATGCGCCCCATGGTTGAGGGGATAGGTATTGAAGACATTGCGTCAAATGAGGCAAACGAGTCTGCAGAACCACGCTCACGATAAAGAGTGGCTGCATACATGATTGCACCAAGTTTCACATCGGCACCGGGCACTGTTGTCATTGAGTCGACATAGCCAGCCTCACGACGTTTTCTGAAGCACCAGTTGTTGGTGGCATTGACGCAAACGGTGACAAAGGCCGTGTCATTTGCCGAACTGACCTCAATGCCGAGCCAACTGGTCACATCGGAAGCCTGTATCCACGATACAGACGGTGTGAAAGTGACAGTTCCTGTGGCAACAGAGCGTTCAAGTTCAACGCCAGCCTGACGAAAGATGAACTGATAAAGACGAATAACAAGATTGTCAAACTCAAAATCACCTTCGTAAGACTCACCGATGTATTCGTTATCTTGCGTTGAAAGAACGGTGTGTGTGCCGTTGAGACCGTGGGCAGCACCAGCGATGGTGACAACATCGCCGACCTGTATGCCTGTTTCTACAAAGGTCTGAAGAACCACAACACCGTCTTGGCGTGTGTGAAACGCTAAGTCATAAGTGGCCATGGTTCTTCAGTTCCTCTAGTAGTCCGTCTGAATCAGACGAAAGCAGCCTTGATGAACTTGGTGTCGTCAATCATCTTGGCTGCGAAATAGCCACGGAATGCGATTGTGCGAGACAAGGTCGATGGGTTGTCAATGCTGATTGCACCCTTTTGCTGTTCCCAGCACTCAAAGCCAGTGGTGTCACCAATTAGGAGTGTGCCAGAAGCAAGGTTACGGTCAACAACAACTTGAAGACCAAATGCGTTGCCTGCGTAGTCGCCTGCAGCAAGTTGACCAAGTGCGTTCATTGGCCCGATGTTGGGGAACAACGGACGTCCCGAATCGTCGCTCAAATTTCCAAGAGACGCCCACCGGTTAGGAGCCATGAACAGAGTGTTAGGCAAGTTGCCGTTTGACCCGGTGAGGATGTCTGATGCTGCTTGGTAAATCCATGCAACCCACACTTCAGGCTTTGCAATGTCTGCAGCAGTGAAGTTGTTGGTGTTCGTGGTTCCTGCAACGAGTGCGTCGGCAGCGACATCGTCCACTTGGTTCGCATAGATGCGACCCATGTCATCGAGCATTGCGCCGAGCACTTCAGGCGAAGACCAGTCCATTGAGGCTTCGGAGATTTCAACGTATCCACCGTAGATGCCCTTGGTGATTTGTACGTCGTCAACAACGAATGTTCCAGCAGTTACTGCTGTGTTTTCTGTTGCTGCACCGATTGAGGTGTGCGTTGTTACAACTGGACGGATGAACACTTTGCCGGACTGTGGCAACTGGCGTACACCAACTGCGTCAATCACTGGACGAAGGCCACGAAAGTTGTTGTAAATCGGCTGAACGATTGGCAGTGGCAAGACACCTGGAATGTCTGAGGTCACTACGTCTGGTGCAGCTGCACGAAGGCGAGCATTGAATTCGGCAGCGACTGCGCCACCTTGCATCTGTGCAGCAATCCATTCGCCAGCAGATGGCATTTTGAATTCACGCTTTGCTGTTGCGAATAGGGGTGTTTGAATAACGTCGGGCTGGGAGGCTTCGACTGGGGTTTCTTGTGACATTGTTTCCTCCTCGGAAGTGTCGTTGTTGGGGGTTTCGGTTGCTTCTTCTTCAGGTTCCGAAGCAGCGATTTCTGTGATGACGGCATCTTTGAATGCTGGGCTAGCGACCAGCGAAATCTCGGCCAAGGTAGCCTGACTTACAATCATTGTTCCGTCTTTTGACATTGTGAACTTTTCAGGGATAGCGCCAACGCTCACGGAATCGTAAGCGCCTGCCTTGACAAGTTCAATTGCATCATCTGATGCTCTGGTCTTGGCAAACTTTGCAGTGAACAAAAGTCCTTCTTCTGAATCTGCAAGTTCAGTTACGACGCCACGCAACTGCGTTGAATCGTGATTTTCCAAAAGTTTTGGGTTCTTTGCTTCAAGGTCAAAAGCGCCACGAAGGAAAGAAACCTTGGTGCCGTCTGAAACTGTCGCTGTGACATCCCAAGGGACGGCAACGCCTGTGATGGTGCGTGGCGAATCCTCGCCTGCAGCAGCATCCAGTGTCACTGGTATGGCCTGTAATCTAATCATGCTGATTCTGTCTCCGATGGTGTTGAAACGGCTGGTTCTATTGGGGTTTCTGCCATGTCGTTATGTTCAAGCAAATCGTCAAGGTCAAATTCAACAAAGCGTCCACGGCTCAACACGTCATCCATAGAAAGACGCTGTGTGATTGCTGTGGCGTACATTTGTGCACCAAATAACCAGAGGTCTTGTCTCGCCTGCTGTGCATTCTGATAAGTCATTGAAGCACCGGGGGTTGGTGCCGAAACGAGATACGCAGGGACGCTACAGAGGCGTGACAAATCGAGTGCTTGATACTGGCGTTGTTCGCTGTTGACACTCATCGGGTCTTTGTCAAACTCGACAAATTCCACAAAGTTATTGAGTGCGCCAATGACGTTTCCATCACGGCGAGCCTGCGCCCACGATGCAGCAAGGTCGCCCAACTCTTCACCTGACATGGTTTCACCTGCAGAGGTTTGCTGAAGATAACCCGGCACAGTTTCAATGGTGGCGTATCGGTCGGCTGCTTGGTCTAAGTGATAGCCAATGTTGAATGCACGTTGACCAGTAAAGATAAGTCCAGTGGTTGGTGACAAGAAAGTGATGACTTGCGAAGCGTCAAGAAGGACACCGTTGAACTGGATGTCATTGGTCATGCCAAAATACTGTGGGCCTTGCTCATCGGGTGTTTGGATGTTTGCAGCTGGAAGCCAACGGAAAGACATTGGCCGTCCGTCGCCAGCGTTACGGCTAGTCACATACCAAAAGGCTCGACCGTAAAACCATAAATCTTTGAATGTGTTTGCAAGCATGAACTGGCGAGGCACATTCGGGTCTGGGCGTTCCATCCACGTTTCGTTAGGGACATAGATTTCTTCGTACTTTTCACCTGTCCACTGTTTGGTGTACTGCTTGAATTCAAGGCCACCAATAGTCGAAGCAAGTAAATCGTACGAGCGTGAAACAGTGGGCAGTGACAACGCCAGTGTCTCAACTGTGCCACTGTTCCAAGCGTAAAAAGGTGGGATTCCGGACGAGCCGACACCAGCAGCAGCCTTGATAGGCGCACTGGCGTATTCGGCTCGGATTTTGCGAGAGAAAAGACCCACGCTCGGATTCTTACACAGATTAGTTGCAAATGCAACTATCTACGGAAAGCCATTGCAGCCTTGCCAGTATTTATCGGGCGTGACACCATCGCTGCAGCGACGACCAAAAGTCGGGCTGCTTCGATAGGCCCAGGTGAACGCTGGGAAGAAATCACGACTTGACCGTTAGCCCTAGCCAGCACAGCACGGTTGACATGGCTTGCCAATAGTTCTTCGCCACGGTGCAAAACTCGATGCTCTAAAATTAGCGACCTAGTGAGCGCCGTTAGTTTTAGGATTTCGGCATAGCCAAACGTGGTGCGCCTACGCTCCAGTTTTTCGGGAGTGTGCACGTCAAGCGTTGGCGAGATGACCAGACGCAACTTCGGGTCTGCCTCCATTGCCTTTTCAATCTGTAGCCACATCTCTTTCATTGACTCGGTAGAGAACTCGACCGTGGCCACAATCGTTTGTTCCTCAGTTAGTCCACAGCGAATCCCCACATACTTGGAACTATCCACAGAACAATCCACAGCCAAGACGCCACCGGCAGGGCATTCTTGCTCGGTCTTTAGTTTTTCCCAGACGCCAGGTTGTAGCCATGCGTCAGCCGAAGAAACCCACAGATTCAAGTGGGCACGCAGGAACGCTGCACGGTCGGGAGATTCTGCAGCTGCATGAAGAGCGTCAAGGGTGATGGTTTCGCCCAAGGCTGGGTTTGCCCAACGCCAATACGAATCGTCATTTGGGTCAACATCTGGCAGTGACCATTCGGCAAAATAAAGCCGTGTCTGTTTGTGTTTGTCAATCGCCCCCAGCGCCTGCTCCCGAAGACGTTGCATAGTCTTAGACCCCTCATCGCCACTGGTTGACCACGACGAAAGCAAAGGTGATTTCACAGCAATTTGTGACGGCCTCAGAGCGTCAAAATAAACTTCCTCAGTGACATTCCAAACTTCGTCTACAATAATCAAGTCGTAAGTTCCACCATGCAGGTGAGGTGTCGCAGCACGAACCTCCCACACACAGTTGCCTATCTCAACTTTGTTGCGCCCATAAGACCAAGTCACTTTTGCGTCATAATGCGCTTCGAGTACCGGGGCTAACTCATTGAAGATGGCAACAGCCCTGTCAAGTTTGTTGGCCGTAGAAAGAACCCTCATCGGTTTGCCACGCATCGCTGCAAAGTCAGTAAGCCACCAGCCGATAAGCGCCGTAAGTGCAACAGACTTGCCGTTCTGACGAGCCGTAGAAACAAGAGATTCACGATGCACCAAATCACCGTTGTCGTCATGGGTCAACTGGCCATTCAATGCTTGACGTTGCCACCCAAACAAAGTTTTGCTAAGCACTCTTTCCGACCAGCCTGCAACCAAGTCACCATAAGAAGCACCTGCCTCAACAGGCGTTTCTAACCGTGGCTGAACACGGCCAAACTCAGGCGACTCAGACGCAGCCAAACTGAAACCACCTGAACTGGTTTGGTTTGTTTCAGATAAGAGCAAAGAAGGGGACGGGGGCTTGGAATTTTCTTTTTTCAAAAAATTCTCTGGGCTTTTTGGTTTTGGCGTTTGTTTGCCGTCTTGGAGTCCGAGGGCTTCGTTGCGTTGGTGCTGGACATGGGCTTTCTTTTGTGCTAGGTAGATGGCTCCTCTTTGGGCGTTGCAGGGTTTGCAGCTGGCCACGATGGGTGTGTCGTCTCCGACTAGGTCGTGTGGGATTACATGGTCTGCTTCGGTGGCTGGGGCTTTTTTGCACCAGTGGCAGAGTGGGTTGCCTTCGAGTACTTCGGCTCTTCGTCTTCTGTATTCAGGGTTGGATGTTCTCTTGGGCATTGTGTGTGTTTCCCCCCACTAGCGCACCCCCCCAGGGGGGCTTGCTGTCATGTTACAACTTAGGGTTTCGGGTTTGTGTTCCCCACAGTTCAGGCTTTGTCTGCCTTGGTTGCCGGACACATTGTTGAAGTGGACACCATTCGCATTTATGACGTTTGGACGCTGCACAGTGGCTGACCCCAGCATCTCTTCAAGTAAGTCATCACAAGAGGCAAGGCGCACTGCTCTACCCACGTCTCCGTGTGTTTCACCTGCAGAGTGCAATTCCCTACGAGGCCATGGTTCTCTCAGTTGTGGGTTGTGGTTAGTCTTTCCAGAACCACCTGAGTGCGACAATAGCGCACACGAGTATCGACGAATAGTAGATGAACAGCCATTTGACGTTCATGCTGCTTTACCTAGGCGCATTGCTATGAGGTCTAATTGGTTGGGTCGCCATACATAATGTTCAACGCCAGCGTTCAATAGAGCCTCAGCCCATAGTTTTTGTTCGTGGCTGAGTCGTCCTTCTTGGCTTTTCAGTTCAGCGAAAATGAGTCCTCTAGATGGATGGCAGAGGCATAGGTCTGGGAATCCTTTGCCGTCTGAGCGCCACACACCCGGTCTAACCATGTGAGGTGATGCATGGAAGATGAGCCAGCCGTTCATTTTGGCTATCTGCTCTACCTTGTCTTGGAAGAGCCGTTCAGAAGCGTCGTGCATTGGTGGCATTGTCAAGCTGCTTTTTGAGTTGTCGGTTGATTTGCATGAGCCTGCCACATTCCTCAGACAGAATGCTGAGTTGTTTGACCATGTTGTCAAAACAGTGGCATTCAGGGTCTGAGTTGAGGGTGACTTCGCAGTCTGGATAATGCCATTCACCGTTTAGGCCGTAGGGCATCATTTCTTGCCTGCCTGACCCAGTAGAAGCCCAGTCATGAACACGCTAAACACCATGATGACCAGAGAGAGAAAGTCAGTCATCAGAACGGCTCCTCTTCAGGCAATGGGATTTCTTCAGGCTCATTATTCTTCAAGGCTTCAATGGCTTTGGACACTTGAAACTTGTCCATGCTTGGCAGGTCAAGTGGGGGCAACTTGCCTGCCTCCTTCAACAACTTCTTGTACAGCCACACCTGCTTATCGCTCGGTGCGTTCGCTGGGCGCTCTGTAATGACACCATCGGCGCTTTGAGTCGTGACACGCTGCACCTTAGTCATCTCCTCACGGCTTGGGCGTTTGTTGAGGTCTGAGCCTGCTAACCCGGCATTAGCCAAAGCACGGCCTACAGCGCCTGTCTCGCAGTT